CATAGGCTACGCAAAGTCCGCTGTCGGCCAGCTGCTTCACGGCCTCGGCGATGGCCTGATTGTAGGAGATCGCCCCAGACTGTACCTGCATCGCCGCACTGTCCAGCGCCCACTGGTAGGCCCTAGCGGGCGGCAGCATGACCCTGTGCCGCCCTTGCCGGACCAGGAACCCCATGGACTGGGTCAGATTCCTGTACTGGCCACGAGTCTGCTCGTAGATGGCCCAAACATCCTCCTGCTCCACCATCCGTTCGGGAGCGGTCACCTGGGCCAGGTCCACCATATCGGTGTAGTATTTCTGATTGCGGGCCACAACATCGTCCAAAAGTTTGTCCAGCTTCTCCGCCCCGGTACTGGTGGTGCTGGCGATGGCTTTCTTGATGTCCTCCAGGTCGATCCCCAGGGCCCGGAGGGCGCGGATATCAGAAATTGTCACTTCATTTAGTTGCCCCGATATTTCGAGCCTACTGCAAATTTCGTCCAGCAGCTTCAGCTCCAGGCCACGGAACAGCTCCGCCAGTTCTTCCGGGAGAGCGTCCAAGATCTGCGGTGTGAAGGGGTATCGAGGCATTACTCAATTTCCTCCTGCCGCTCATCCGTCAAGTCCTCCATACCAGGAAGCGCCGCTTTTGCAGTTTCCCCATCCTCATTCATCCATTTTGCCCGGAACTCCCAAGCGTTCATAATCCCTGCGTCTAACAGCTGAATATCCCGAGAGAAATCGGACTGCTTGTCCTCGATAATCGAATCATCGAAGTCAATGGAGATTTCCACGTCCTCCTTCAGGCCCATATGCAGCACTGAATTGCCAAGCCGCAGGATTATGCGGGCCAGTTCCTCCAGGCAACTGCCCAGAATGTTTTCATGCTTCTTGATGGTTCGGAACATGGTAGAATTTTCACTGATGACCTGGGTGGCCGTGGCAATGCTGCCGTTGTCGAAGCGGTAGTGGTTCTCACCGAAGCCGCACCGACTTGAGAGGGCATTGAGCATATCCTGCAAGCCCGCGTTATGCTCCTGGGTTCGAAGGGCCATATCAATGGGTGTGATTAGGTTCCCGTCTTTGACGTCCTCCGGCAGCACATAGAAGGTCACGTCATTGGGATCGAATACAGAGTCTCCCTCAATTGTTTTGGTGGCCCCCGGCTGAATCATGACGCGTTTTTTTCCGAGGACAAACTCATTCACGTAGCTGTCATAGGCAATATCCACGCCCTTGATCTGGTCAATGGCGTTTGCGTAAGCCGGAATGCCCATCGGGAGCGTATAATCATAGTTGTTGGCAATATTCAGGCGGTCAATGACAAATTGCCGCTCTGGAGAGCCCGTATACACAACCGGCGCAACTTTTTCAAACCGAGGAATGGTGCGGATGCTGACTTTGGAAAGTCCTCCGTTATTATCACGAAACAGGGAGTTTTCAATTATGTAATTCCCATCGCCCCCAACTCTGTGAATCTGCAAATAGAGATACTTTTCCCCTTTGGCCACTACGCTGCTGGTAAACGCGCACTCATAGACCTGTCCGTTCTCCCAGGACAGCGGAAAGATATTCTGTGCTGTTACATAATCAATTTTTATTGCGGCCTTTCCAACGCCAAGCAATCGACCGATTTTCCCAATAAATCCGCCAAACTGCACATTTGTCACGCGGGGGACGTAGGCAACCGTGCCCAAACCGGATTTCATCTCCTGCATCTCATTGGCTTTGACAAAAAAGTTATTGGCTTTGCAGACGGAATCGAAGAACTCCTGCTCCCGCTGACCCTCCAGTGTGATCTTCACCTTCTCGTTCATCAGGAGGTTCGCCCAGTCCTCTGCCACCTTCTTCCCCATGCCCATGGTGTAACGGCGGCATTGGACAGTCTTTTGGCCGTTGAACACCCGATAATCGTGGAATCCCCGGACGTTGCCATCGTACCAGGACTTCCAGACGTCAATCTGACCGTAGAATTCAGCGGGGATAGTGTCATAGCCCTTTTCTTTCAGTTTCTCCAGGATGTTCAATTCGGCGGCTCACCTCCTGTTTCAAAATCCATTCTCCATGAAATCCAACTTTTTAAAAATCAAAAAAGCCACAAACTTTTTGACGTGTGCATTTTTGCTTTTGAAGTAAATTTTTGAAAGTATAGGAGAAATTTCGCAAAACACCGGCTCCCAATACGGATTATTGTATTCTTTCATTCCCTCATCTCCTTGTGAATTCGCTTATGCAATCCCCGCAAACAGCAGCCGGAACGTCTCCCGGCCTTTCGGCGTAATCAGCGTCTGCGTACCCTTCCAGCCGGATTTGTCATTGAAGCACTCTTTCAGCTCGAACAGGCCATCGTCCACATACCGCTGATGAGGCAACAGTTTCCCGGATTGATCGCGGTATATGTACTTTTTCTCCAGCAGGAACGAAACGAAGCCGCCTTGTTTTGTATGGAGCTGTTTCGCCGTGTCCCGGAAGTTGGTCAGCAGGTTGCGGTCAACCAAATCGTCGAAGTAGTCCGCTTTGGGCTTCATGATCTGGTTCTGGACGGTCAGCGTGGACAGGCGCAGCTTTTGATTCTCGATGGTTTTCTGCGCCACCAAAAGCGCTTTTGCCATCAATTCATCCGGGGTCATGGAATCCGCCCCGTGGATGTAACCGCCCGTCTTACGGATTGCCGGAATGACATCGTGGGTAATCCACCGTTTAAAGACTTTCGCCTCCGGCTTGCGGCTCCCCAGTACCAGGGAGTAAAGGCCGGGTTCGTTGACGGCATTGACCATCATGCGCTTTTCGGGATTCTGGGGGTGGGGGATTTCAATTCGGGCACCCTCGTCATCGTCCAGCCGGGAGATTGCCTTGTTCACGTCCTCCAGCTCCAGCGCCCGACACACATCCGCCGCCACAAACCACGGCTCGCCGTCCTGCTCGATAACGCGGACAGCCCCAAATTGCTCGTTCTCAAAAATTATCATTTCGTTCATGTGATATTCCCCTTTTCTCCAAACGGTGGCGTTATTGCGGCGGGTCTATCATCTGGTCGCGCTTATCCAAAAGCAACTGCTTGTTATGCGGAATCGGGAACCAATATTTAGGTTTTATTGTCCCATGGCTCCATTCCCATCCGTCAGTTGCATATTCATCAAGAAATGTATTGCCGCACTTATCGACCTTCATCCTATTTCTTAGCTCTATTTTCCCGTACGTACTCATTACTATAACCGTTGTAAATGTTAGAGTTGAATCTGTATGGAAATTGCAAAGGGTACAATCTTCTGGCAAGAGATCATCTACGCAAAACCATTCCATCTCCCATCCTCCTATCTGCTACCCCCCACAGCGGGGTGTATGGCTTTTCGTCCACGGCCCTAATGAGCTGCTTGTACCAGGGTTCCAAGGTGTACTCGAACGCATCGAGTGAATCAATATCGCTTGTCCCATCGTCCAGCCGCTTGTCCTCATAGCTCTTGGGGTCATAGACGGCAGTCTGGAGCGCATCGATCAGGTGCTCACACTTCCGAGATATATATAGCCGCTTCTGCACCATCAGCAGCAGCACCAGTCGGATGCGGTCGTTGATCTCCATTTTGATAGCGTTCTTAACCGTAGTGCGCAGCCGATCTCTCTCCACCGTGTGCCGAAACCCTCGAATCAGGATTTGCTCCGCGCTGTCGGCGCGGGTCACGGAATCTCCATAGACTGCGGACACCCGTTGAACAAACGTTGAAAACTCTCGATTCAATGCGTCCGGGTCAATCTCCCGCTTGATGTATTCCTCATCCAGTGCAAGCACCGTGCCACGGTTGGTAATGCCCGTGGCTTGGAACTTGTTGGCGGAACCAGTGCCGCCGAAGTCCACGCCGATTATGACGGTAGTCATGCGCTGGCGGTTCTCCTCACACCATTTCAGCGGAGTGTCAATCAGAAATTCGTCGGTGTTATTGGCGAAGCACTGATAAACAAGTCCATCAGCCGCTACCCACAAGCCTCGCACATATCGGTCATAGAACACGCCAGTATATGTTGACTGATACCACGCCAGCTTTTTTCCGCTTAAGCTGGGATTGTCAGTCATCTCGAAGTGGAGATAAAGCGCGTTGTGTTCTTCCCGCTTATCAATCCAGTTTTCCTTGAACCAGTGTTTCGGGTGGTCCGGATTGCAGGAGAACCACGCCCGCGACCCCTCCACGCTGCACCTGGCCAGCGCCTGATTGACAAAGCTCTCAGGCATCAGCACCACTTCGTCCAGCAGAACCCCCGCCAGCGTCCGACCCTGAATCAGGGCAAAGCTGCTCTCGTCCCGCCCTCCGAACACCTCAAAAAAATTGACTTTCCGGCCACGGCGAACCTCTAAGATTTGCTTAGAACTTCTCCATCGGAGCGTGTATCGCTTCTTTGCGTAGTACATGGATATGTACGGCGTTATCATGTTCTCTGTGGCGCTCTTGACCGTCTTGCCGCAGATTCCGAACCGCTGGACGGAAAACTCCCGCATGGCCCAGTCGATGAAGGCCACCACCATGATGGAGGTCTTGCCGGAGCGCACCGCGCCGTCGCAGATCAAGGCGTCGTATTTGGAGTATGGGAAGGCGAGGATTTTCTTTTGCTTTTCGGAAATCATTTTTGCCTTAACGCCTCAACAAGTAGAGACTGAATAATTTCACTACGCTCTCCATCATCACCTGTCCATAGGTAATTTTTGTTGTGGTATGAAAGTGTCTCAATAGCAAGGGCAACTCGGATATAATCCATTGGGTCTTTGCAGTATATTTCGCAAGGTTTCGATAAATCATTCATCGCTCTCCAACTCCTCTCCCAATTCTCTCAGGCTGCGGCTCAGGCCGTCCTCGGCAGTTTCGTCCTTCGGCCCGTCATCTTTCGGCTCCCAAGTGCCAAAATGTTTGCCGAGCAGCTCCAAAGCTTTAACCTTATCCGCCATTTTATATTTTTTGACATATCCCACATAGTCGCCGTCCGGGTCAGCTATGTCCTGAACATCCAGCCCAACAAGGGCGGCGGCGGTATCTGCATCCAGCTCCGAGATATCCAGCGGCTTCCCGTTCTTGTCGAACATCTTCCGAATATCGAAAAAGGCCAGTTTCGCAGTTTCCCGCAAAACCATGTCTTGGGTAATCTCTGTTCGCTTCTCACGCTCTTGAATTGCCTGTTGGATTGCTTCCGAAACACAAGTTTTCCCAAGTAATTCCGGGCCGATCCTATCGGCTGTTTTTGCGCTATACCCAGCCCTTCGGGCGGCGGCAGTGGCATTTAGGTCTATCAGGTATTCCGCCACAAATCGCTTCTGTTTCGGTGTTAATGCCACAACCACCACCTCTCAGTCAAAATCTATCTCGCGTTTGATTGCAACAGCAATCCGTCAGTTTCGCGTAATATCCAGGCCACTGCACAACATAGCGTTGCAGTGCGTTTATCATTTGCCTGTTTTGCTCGGCTTGCCACGCTTGAACTTGCAACTGCATATTTTGCGCCATCAAAGCGTCGATTTTCGCCTGTGTGCTCTGGCCTATATTGTATTGCGGCGGCGGCGTTATCGACTGGCATGGCTGATAAAGCACGCTGGTTG